TCGGAAGTCTCTGCATTAGTAGCGGCGGTTTCTGCTCTGGCGACTCCAGTATTCAAAGCCGAAACAAGCTGGTCGATGACGCTTTGCTCTTCCGGGGTAGGTTCTTCATCTGTGATAGACTGCCGGGCCGTTACAGGAATAAAGATTTTATACTCGGTTTTCCCATCCTCTTCCCCGGTATGAAGATAGATATAGCAGAGGATGTCTTCCCCGGTGTTTAGGTATTCATCGGGGATAGAAACCTGATTATCTGATCCCAAAACCGTTTTAGTGGAAGAATCGGAGACATTGCAAAAATGAGCCTGAAAGGTATCAGGCAGTTCCACTCCTTCAATCTTAAGGATTTGACCATAGTCGTATTGAAAAAGGGTCGGAGTATACCTCATCTGGCTATGGCACCCTTGTATTGTTACCGTTGTGATATTCACGCCTTGCTCCTTTCTAGGTCATCGATACGATGATTAGCCACCTTTAGCTTTTCGTCTAAAAGAGCCTGTCCCTCTTCCAACTTGTACGTTCTTTCTATCACATTATTGTGAAGAGAGACCTTTTTTTCCAGTTGCTCTAGTCTGTACTCAGCTACCGCCGCACTCTTGCGGTTTGAGATATATACCGCAAGAAAACTTAATCCGCCTGTGATTAAGGCTACAATGATTGCTTCTGTCATAAGCTATACCCGTACACCCCAAGGATGCGCCCCGTAGAAGATTTATTGCCAATGGTTATGATAAGGCTCGTTCCGCTTTTCCTGATTTTAAAAGTCAAGAAATTGGATTCGTCCGCAACCTGATACGAAACATCGGACGTTGTGATCGCCGCATAAGGAATATTAATGGTCATGCGTGCTTGCCCGGAAACAACATCCGCAATGATTAAATACGAGTTATATCCCGTTGCATTCGATAGTGTAATGATTCCAGAGTCGATAACACCCGTATTGAAATCGTAAGGTGGATAGCCATGTACTCTTACGCCGTCCGTATAGATAAGCCAAGACCCCAACTCATCAGAGTAAAGGCCTCTATTTGCTCCACCGGAGCCAACAGCCAAGGCAATTGACTTATTCGTATCGGTTCTCTTTACAACGATCGCCGCCCTTGTAGAGGCTTTGCCGTGGGAAATAATAATGCCGTCCCCTTCATAAAGCTCGTTTATGGGCATTCGGAAATTAGCGTTGTTTGCGTCTACATATAGAGAAGAAACATTCGAAGAGTTTCTGACCGCCGCAAGGTAGGTGGGAGCAAGGATTGATTTGGTTGTGCCGTTTGTTGCCGTTACCTCTCCCGATGAAGTTACGGCACCGTTTGTGGATACCTCAAATTTAGGACTATCGTTCTCGTCCATCCCGACCCTCAACCTATTGGGTTGCAAAAGGGCTCTTAAAGATGCTCCCACGGGATTTCCGTTCTCGTCAACGAGGCCGCTTGAAATCCTCAGCGTGCCAACGGAACCCGTAGCCAGATAAACGCCTACCCTCTGTCTCCAAACCCCATCGACCAATGCTCTCAAGTCCATATACCCGGACATAATTTCCAGAAGCTGCGTATTGCTCCCGTTAAAGGCCTGAACCTTTGATGCTATAAGGTTAATGACATTGATTACAGAAGCGTCAAAGGTGCCGTCAATCGTCCAGGCTGAGTTGAAAGGCCCGTTGTAGCCGGTTGTGGAAAAACCGATACCGTTTTGATTTAACCGAATGACATTGGTTGCCGTAGATGTGTCATCGGTATCCATGATAAGGATCTCTTGCGGCTGCCCGGCGGCATTAACTGTAGTCCTAACATATCCGCCTAAACCGCCGTTGATCATATCGGTAGCCGTCTGCACCACTGTCTCCACCCAGGTCTTTTGGTTTTCGATCTGGCTTTGCTGAGCCGCCAATGTAGAAGACAGAGACGGCTTAACCGATCCGATCTCCACTTTGTCGTATCTTTCTTTGACAAACTCATAGACAGTCCTCACCACTTCAGCGGAGGCATTTACTCCCAGTTTTTCAAAGTAAACACCAACGGTATCACCCAGCTCCACGGTCTCCAAAGGGGCAATGGATTTATACTCCTGGGTATCTGCCAGTGGAACAAATTCCACTTCCAGGGAAACCTCCGGAATGCCTATGTTGTTCTCGGTTATATAGGCCTGTCCCATCGCCCTCAGCTCGGCCTCTGTCGGGATGTTTTCAAACTTGTCAGACAGATCTACCGGAATAGTCCTTTGGTAAGGGAAGTTATCCGCCCTTGAAGAGTGCAAAACCTTCTCCGGAAGAGTCAACAGGTAATCATCAGACTTATAGTAGGGAGCGATCCCGGTATAAGTGTTCTCGATGTTTTCTTCCTGAAGTAGATCCACCAAGTTTTTCCCGTAGCGGATCACGACTCCCCGGTTAGTCCCTAAGTGAGTCTTTAAGGTTACATTCCAATTGTCAAAGTCGTACTCCCCTTTGAACCTCTGCAAGATAGATCCCTCTTCCCCCTGGAGGAGAGCTCTTGCCGAGATGGGAACATCCGGAGTAGACCAGTTAGCACTGATCTGTTTATCTGTGGAAAAAGTAAAAGGATTTGTCTCTGCTGAATATGTTGTTATCTTTGCCAGGGCATCAGCGCACGATGCCGCCTGATAAGGTAAAACCGGAATGAAGGAAAGCTGGTAGGAGATGTGCTCTGCATTAACAGTTACAACACCATTAATGGGCTTACTGATCTTGTAGATCCGGAAGGCCTGAAGGCTCTTGGAAGGAGAGGGCTTTACGCATATAATCTTTGAGATCTCCACCTGAGGGAAAAGCTTATCCTCTACGGACATGTCAAACTCTACCTCATAGATCCCGTTGATTTCCCTCTCTACCGTGCCACGGATCGCCATGATCCTTCCCAGGCCGTTGGTGGTAAATGTCATTGCATTTTCCGGAAAAAGGATAGGTCTCATAATTTAAACCACCTCGGTATGATCTTTACCTCTGTAAAGGTGTTGTCAAAAGTAATTTCCGTATCGCCGGGAGGCAGTACCGGAACTTTGTTATTTGATAAAGTCAAATAATCGTTTCTGCTTTCTCCCTGTTCTGTGTATGCATCCTGGGCCTCGGAGTCTAAAATGATCACTCCGCCCGGATTGGATGCCAGGCCATAAGAGATATCCCCGACGTTTACCAATCCATTGCCAACAGTTTTGATAATCGGAAGAGCAGTATATTCTGTGTCGTTAGTCAGTACATAACCGCTTGTCAGAGTGATTTCCTCTTCTCCGGCCTTAAGGAATCTCTGCGGCATACAGTCAAATCTGACCGTAAATGTAGCAGCATTCTGTAGCCAGGAGATTTCCGAAATATCAATGCCACCGGAGATTCTAGCCATTCTATACTCACCCGGATTGTATGTGTCTTCCAATCTCCTATATCCAGGATCAGACAGAAGGAAGGCCCGGAAGGCTTCATATCTGGCTCTTGCATTAGATAAAATAATGCACCTGTATTGGTAGGGTACATTGTAATAACGCCCGTTAAAAAAGGTTAGGTCTCCATTCCGTCCAGGAACAGAGACCGTTTCCACATCCGGTTCAGCTCCGGAAAAGGTTCCGGAGCCGTCCGTAATTATTCCGTAATCGGTGGAAGGTACTCCGCCGAGGGTAAAATACTGCCTTTGTCTCATTGCTGTACCGCCACCTTTCTCAAATATTGAGCATTGATCCTTTTTGCCACTGCATCAGCAATAGCATTTACGCTTTGGCCTTCTGCGGCATTGACAACTATGGTCACTCCGCCAAGGTTGGTTGTGCCGGAGCTGTTGACAGCCTGTTGAATCATCCCCATGAGGGAATTAACTCCTACCACAGCCTCTGCCCCGGCTTCTCCGCCTCCCAGGAACTTCCCGTTCATGGCTCCAAAGATCGTAGGATTGTCCAGGATCATACCTTCCTTCATGGCCTTGGCATACCAGTCAATTGAGAATCTGGGAACTGAAGGAGGATTGAGGGAGAAGCTACCACTCACAGAAAAATGAGGAAGAGCAATGTGAGGCAATGAGATGTCTCCGCTTAAAAGGCTCTTGATTGACTCTAACCCCTTAGAAATTAAGCTCTCAGCTCCGTCCAGTGCTTCAGAGAAGCCTGTTTTAAGTTTGCTCCCCCAATCGCTGAAGTACCCACCGAGGGCAGAGAACATATCCTTGAACAGCGGCTTAACCTTTGTCGCATACTTCTCTGCGACGCTCCACATGTCGTTGATTCCGTCTCCCCAGGTCTCGAAGGCTCCGGTAATGTCACCGCTGATGAGCTGGGCAAATCCCTCTAATGCCGGAGTCAGTGTCGATCCTATGACCTCTCCAAGTCCGGTCATGCTTTCTGTCACCAACGGCATCACGGAGTCAATCAGAGGCATCAACAAGTCAGTGATGACTTGTAGGATCTCCCCGATAGGTGTCAGGATCGGAACCAGGGCCTCGACCATTGCCGAAAGGCCAGGCAGCAGAGCAGTAATCAGCTGGCTAATAGGATCTATCAGAACTAACAGGATTTCTGAGATCGGTTGAAGAATGGTAGCTATCAAAGGAGCCAGAGTCTCCATGAGAGTGCTCACCACATCCAGGATAGGACTCAGAGCGTCAAAGATAGGCCCTAAGATATCGGAGACAGAGCCGATCACCGGAAGGAGATTCTCGACTGTTTCTCCTACCTCCGCAAAAACCGTCTGCCACTTTTCATCCTGGGTAAGCTTAACCAGCTCTTCTAACAGAGTCGTCACAGCCGGAGCCAAAGCAACAGCTAGTTGCCTCTGCAAAACCTGGCTGGACTGATCAAGCCTCTGCATCCCATCATCTACGTCACCAAGTGCTTCCAGTGCTTCGGTATTCAGCACGGCACCCATGTCATGGGCTTCCTGTTTGAACTCGTTCAGGCCGTCCTTGCCGATCTTGATAAGCGGTTTTAGATCCTTGGCGGACTTGCCAAAGATGTCCATTGCCGCCGTATCCAGTTCGGTTTCATTCTGGACTTCACCAAGGGCCTCGATGACATCGTAAAAGACCTCTTCCACGTCCCGGAGGTTCCCTTGTCCATCGGTGTAAGAGACCCCTAATTTGTCAAAGGCCTCCTGAGCAGATGAAGACCCATCACGGGCAGAAACCATCTGCTTTTCAAGCTTTGTCATAGATCCGACAACCGTGTCGAGATCTACGTCAATCAGCTCTGCGGCATAGGCAAACTCTTGCAAGGTATCCGTAGAAAGTCCGGACTGAATCGACAATGTCAGGATCTCATCAGCAAATCCGGCGGACTCGGTCACAGCATCCTTGAAAGCCTGTCCTAAGTTCTGAAGGCCCTGGATGGCAAGGTCGATTCCTTTGGTGACTAAATCGGCAAGGACTTGTTTCGTTGTAGACCATCCAGAGTTGGCTTCCTCGGTCTCTTCTGCTGCATCAGATGTTTCACTCGCTAGGTTTCCAACCTCCCCGGCGGCTTCTCCGGCTCCGTCTGCTAGGTCTCCCTGGGAGCCGTTTGCCTCTTCCAACTGGCCTTGGTAGGCCTCCAGCTCTTGCTGAGTCGCAATGATTTCTCTTTGCAGTGCATCATACTGATCCGGAGGAAGGTCAGTGGTGAGAGCGTCCTTTAAGGTATCCAGTCTTTCGGTTGTCACCTTGACCGCATCATTCAATAATTTCTGCTTTTGTTCCAGAAGCTCTACATTTCCCGGATCTAACTCTAAAAGCTTCTCAACATCTTTTAGATTTGTCTTTGTCGTTCTTAGTTGGGTATCAACACCCTTAAGGGCCTTGTTAAGACCTTGGACATCACCATTTAACTCTATGGTGATTCCAGCGATTCTTTTAGATGCCATAGGTCACCCCAATATCTTGTCTATATCTTCCTGAGTGGCGATCAGATCATATTCGGCGTGGTCGTTCTGGGCCTCTATCAGCATGTCCACTATGTCGCCCATGTCAAAAAACTCCAGATCGGATGGTCTTAATCCAATCTGGAGCGTTCTTAACGTGTATAATGCCGTGTTATATTCTCGATCTGTCGCCTGTGTCAGTTTTTTTCGGTACTCGTATGTTTTTCCTGAGCATTTACCAGTTGCATGATCTGAGGAGCGGCAATGACGATATCAAGGGCTTCGAATCCGCTTAAAAATTTCTCAAAGCCTTCCTCAGTCATCTTTTCCTTGCTAGCCTGGCAATAACCACAATATGCAAGCTGAGGGAAGAATTCGGTTGCTGTCTCCGGACTCTTCCCTCCTCGCATGGTGTTAAGAGAGACGATCATGTCGCTCTTAAAAAATCTTTTGTATAAGATAGGCGTTAATGCATTGACTTTTAGCTTGACATTTTTGGAACCGATCTGTATTTCTCTCTCCATTTTTCTCTCCTTAGTTTTATTACGCCAGTGCAGTAGGCTGGTAAACCTCCGTGTCAAAACTTTCGTAATCTGCATCGGAAGTTGTTTCGGTTGTGGACAGCTTAGTCATCCATCTATTCAGTCCGGAGTTGAAGATAGGAGACGCAGTCAGGTTGAGCACGTCCTCATCCGGAGTAATCGTCTGTTCTTTGGTAGTGTGGTTGTCCGCAGGTCTGGAAGCAACAACATTGTAAAAAACAAACTTTCTCTTTTTGCTGTCAGTGCTATAGATGCCTCCGATAGCAAAATGCTCTGTCTGTACATCGGGATCTTCGAACAGATTGTTTTTGCTATCCTTTACCATACCAAGGATTTCCGTCAGGAATGCCTCGGGAAGCATGGCAAAAGTCATAGTCCCGGTATACCCATTGTTTGCCTGTTGAACGAAATACTTCTGATCATCGGCATAATACTCGGTGGTCTCGCCATCAGCGTCCATATTAAAGCTCCGAGCTCCGGGAATCTTGGTCACGGTGCCATAGGTGGCAGACCCATCTGCCGCAATGGTTGCCTTTGCAAACCAACAATCCTTAATACCGTATTTAATCTTAGGCATTAATAATGACCTCCATTGAATATCTAACTAAAGTCAAAAGCTCGGAATCAATTGATTCCTCTGCCTTTTCGTAAACCATTTCATGCTCTTTTAAGACAGTCTCAACTGTATTTTCAAGAGCTGTGTTTTTGTGAGATGTGTATAGCTCTACATACAAAACGGTGATGCGGACATAGTTTTGGTCATCCACCACGTAATCATTATTCTGTGGATACCAGAAAATAACATACGGCGGATCTTGCTCCGTATTCTCCGGAAAGGCATAATAGGCATACGGAAGACCAATTTCTGCAATCATGTCCTTAACGTCCTTGAATAGCATTAATTATTTCCTCCTGATATGTCTTTACGAGCTCCTCTTCCACCGGAGCGATATGAACTCGACCATTGACTCGACCACCAAATCGAGAGGCGTGACCATTCTCCAGAAGGTGCGGCAGACCGGGAAGCTTAGAATGAATCGTGTACTTATTGCCTACACGAGACTTTTCTTCTGTGCTTGTCCAGGATCGGCGATACCTAGACCCTCTAAACATTGCTGAAGCGTTGGCGTTGATCTGTTTCGCTCCGGCCTTGGCAAGCCTCTTCCCGATCTCGTCCGTATCCTTCTGGACATCTTCGGCGAAGTCCTTCAAGATCTTTTGAATCTGTTCATCAAACGACTTTGCCATTAGTTCCACCTTTTCTCTCAACATACAATTCAATGATGTCGGTTTTGGCGATGTATGTCCGGTAAATGGAGTAAGTCTGCCCATTGTAGACCAAGGTATCTTCGCCCTTGTAATCTCCTCGGAACATCGTCATTCTAAACTCCGGATTTAATCCGCTTCGCCCGGCATCAAAGAACTCCGCACGAGTCACCGAGTTGACTGCACAATATACCTTCCTTTTTACGGGAGGACAGTCAACCCAGACCCCATCTTCGTTTTGTATTTTGGGGAATTGAACTAATGTAATAATCTCGGATCTATCCATCAGCCGTCACCCCAATCCGTATATCCTGTAGCCATATCTAGCTGTGCCTTCTGTTCATCATACGACTGTTTTAACTTGTCGTAATCATCGGGCTGTCCGAACCTCAATCGGCAGTAAGTTTTGACGGCTGTCAGGATCAAAGGATCTGTTAGATCCAGATTTGTCACCCCGGAAAGACCGAGATCTCTAACGGCGGATTGGATTAACTCAACAACCTCGTCATTGTACTCAGGATCTGAGATCCTCATGGCCCTTTTAACGGACATGACAACATTAGGATCTATACACATCTTCACACCTCATTTTTCTTTCTTGGTGGTGCGCTTCTTTTCCTCAACAACAGGTTTAGCCACACCATTAACAATGAGAAAATCAGCTTCTGAGGGAGATACCTCAACGATATCTCCCTCTTTGTGTCTGATTTTCGCTTCTTTTAAAAGCTGGATTCTCATGCCTTAGCCACCAGAGCGAAGGCCTTGTCAGCCACAGGGCCAGCACCGACCATCAGCTCGCCAAGAACCTCAACAAGGTTCTCTTTCTTACGGCTTAAGGTGTCGAAGGTGTATTCAACAGTCTCGCCGTTGGGGAAGTTGGCAATGGCACCGTGACGAAGGTCACCAACGATCATGTAGACCTGACCAGTGGTCGCAGCGGAATAAGCCGGAAGCCTTTTGCTAAAACGCACACGGAAACCCTCGAAGGGATCAGCCGGGAAGTTTGCGGCATACTGAGCGGCCTTGAAGGCTCCCCAGGTCAATTTATTCATGATGATGGTAACATCTCCGGCCTCGTCAGACAGGGTAGCAGCGGCCTGTGCCACAGTTCCAAGAGCCGGGGCAGCAGTGATCTTAGCCGCAGAAGGAGTAGTCTCATTGGCAGTCTGAGGAAGCTGGGCGATCTTGTACACCAGGGCATCAGCGATAGCCTTAACGACGCGATGAGCGATCTCATTGTAGATGTAACGGACGAACGCCTCACCACGAAGGGACATGACGGTCTTGGAGAAGGATTTCCACTTCTTCGCATACTCGGGAACCAGGGTTACGATACCCTCAACCAGCTCTTCCTCCGCAACAGCTCCGGAACCTTCGGTATGGATAACAGCGTCATCGCCGGAGATTTCGAAGTTTACGATGTAGTTGCCGGGGAAGGAGACACGCTCCACCAGGGACATGATGTCGTTTTCGTCCCATGCGGTCTTGACGATGTCATGGACGTAGGAAGGAACGGCGATCGTGCCATCTTCGGCATTGGTAGACAGGAGAGCCGCACGGATCTCAGTGTCATCGCCGGACTTAATGTACTCCGCATAGAGTTCGGAGTACTCTTTGGAATTTCTGTACTCATTAATGTCTTTCATGTCAGATTTCTCCTTAAAGGTTTTTACGGTTTCGCCAGCACCATTAGCCACAGCCTTTCGAACATCTTCTTTCTTCTGGTGCTCGGCCTTTCTTGCTTCTAATTCTGCCTTAATGCTTCTGGCCTCTTCCTCCAGGGCATCCAGGTCAGCTTCGGGATTGTCCAGCTCAGTAAGGATCTGAGCCTGTCTCTCCTGAAGCTCTTCAACAGTCTTTTCTTTAAGTTCCATTACAGAACCTCCATCATTAACTTGATTTTTCTCACATGCTTTTCTCGCTCCGCCTTTTTGGCTCTTGCACTCTCCAGTGATTCCTTAGCACTATCCAGTGCCTGGGAAAGGCCTCTTGCTTGGATTGATGTCTGAGCATATGCCGGGAAGGTAACTGCACTCACCTCCAGAACACGGGAGATCTTAAGGATCGTCCGCTTCGGATGGTCTGTCTCTTCGTCTTCCCATTTATCCGCATCGACTCCAAACATGAAGGACATTCCGGAAATGTCCCCACGCTTAACAGCCGAATTTAGGCTTTTAGCATCGGCATTATTCTCCGTGTCAATGTTCACACGGATATTCATGCCGTTCTCTCCGATGCTCATCTGCATCGTAGAGTTTTCATTGTTGTTTCGAGATCGTGCCAAAGGGATCATGTCCGTGTTGTGGTTCACCAAAAACCGGACATCCTTCAGGTCTGTCTCGTCCAGGGCATGGCGATCGATTACCTCGTCATACCATCCCAGGTTCGTTACCTGGTCAAAAACAATAGGCGTTCCGGTTAAGACAGAACCTTTTTCCGTCTCTTCGGAACGAACATCAAAATCAAAAGATCTGATTTCTGTATTCATTGCTCTCCCTCCATCTTCTGGTCTGCATCGTAATATTCTCCACGGATGATCCTTCGGTCTCCGCCTTCCACCGGACTGAGATTCCAGATCTCCCGGATCTCGTTGATCGACATCACGCCCCGGTCTAGCATCTGGGAGGAAACATTCAGCTTTTCGTTATTGCTCATATACTGGAGCCTGTTCGCTGTTGCTAGCACCTGGTTCCCTTCGCCCTGTTCCCGGAAGGTGTAAAGCATTTTTGTCATCACTTCAGAGAACTGAATCGAGAAGGCCTCGACTACTCCCTCGTAGAAGGCAGACCATTTGTCGCCGTAAGCCTTGGACTCCAGAATGTCCTCGTTGACTCCAAAGTACTGATACACATTCGACTTGATGATCTTTTCGGTTTCCGGATCAATAACGAAAGGCTTTGTGGTCACTTGCTGGACATTTGAGTAGGTGTTCGGGAAAAGCAAAAGCCCACGAGCTTCGGCATCCTTGCCGAAGTTCGCTTCAGTGAATCTCTCACGTTCTTTTTTGAGATCCTCGGTCTTGGAGAAGTTCGTAAGATGAGCCATGAACCGATAGGTCGCAGAACTCTTCACGCCCTCTTCAATGCCTTGCTTTTGTAGATCCAGAAGTTCCAGAGTAGAATTAAGAGCAGTATTGGTATCCCCGAAAAGATCATGGGAATACTGATACTTGGTCATGATGCCGCAGTACCCAAGCTCTATGGAGGCTTTCTCATGCCAGGCAAATTCGTAGCGCAGATATGCCTGATTGCCATATTGGACTAGCTCCACGTCAGAAGGTAACGGGCAGTAGATTCCGGAGATCTCGCCATACTCGTCCCAGACAGGAACGATAAAGGCTGTATTATGCACATCCAGGATCGTGCTGAGCCTATACAAAAATTGAGACCATGTTTGCATCTCGTTAGGCCCTCTCTGGAGTTTCCTCCTAAGGGAAGGCTTAGCTGCCCCCATGATCTCAATCTTTAATTTCGATATGTGTGTTGCCCTGGCATTGATTGCTGCTCTAATCAATTCTGACTCGTAGATCCTTCCGTTCCATTTCCGGAAGTGTGGACTGTATCCGTCCAGCAATTTAAATTGCCCTTTGAATTCGCCCCTTTCTTTAGGACGATATCCAAACAGTTTCTCGAAAAGTCCCATTTTTACCCCTCGTTTTTCAGTTGATCCCCTATCTCGTTATGCCACTTCTGGCGGACTGTCATTGCATCCAGTAAAGCGGCAGTGCCGTCTATATGGACTGCCGGAGATACCTTTATCAATCTGCCTCGGCCTCTCTCCGTGGACATCTTTATCGCAGAATCCAGAAGGTGAGCTTTAAGGAGATCATTGTCACCAATGTGAATCTTCCCATCCTCTAAAAGCCCCTCTGTCTCCTGGATCACCGGATATAAATTCTCGCCCTGGTAAACATCATCCATCTGAAATCCGTATTGACTCATCTCCTGGACTAAGTATTGAGCTGAATATCTATCGTATCCGACCTGGAGAGGAAGGATCTCGTACTTTTCAACTAACTCCTTGAACCAATTCAAGCAGTCGTGATAGTCCACAAAGTTGTCTCCGGAAGGCTGTAAGATTCCTCTCTGGATATAGATCTGATAAGGCAAGCCGTCTCTCTGAGTCGCTTCATCAATCTTCTCCGCCGGAAGGAAGAACTTTGAGAACACATACAGCTCTCCGCCCTTCTCAATGATCACACAGCAAGAAGTGAGATCTCGTGTCTGAGAAAGGTCGATTCCTCCGACACAGTAGGAATGCTTAAAGTCTTCTAGATCCAAATGATCTCCGCTCGCATTTTGGACTGTCTTTGCCGAAAGCCATGCCAGTGAGGAGTTCTGCTTGATGCAGCAGCATTTCGTCATGAACTCGTTTTTTCGACTCAGAGATCCTTCTGCCACAGCGATCTCTTCCAGCATGTAATCAACCGGGATTGAGACCCCCAGGTTAGGATTAGCCTTCTTCAGCTCATTTATATCGTTCCACTTTTCCACATCGTCTATCATGTAGAGGAATGGCAAGAGCTTCTGTTCCCTGGACTCACCTAGGAGAAACCTGGTAGATCTCCTCATTAGTTCGTCAAATATGCCGTCATTGACATATCCGGAAGTCGTGCACGAAAGCAGTAGGCCCTCAGGCCTTGCGCCCATACCGGACTTCATGACCTCATACTGCTTGAGGCCCTTATCCCCTTCCCAAGCGGCTATTTCGTCACAAATACAAAGTGACGGATTAAATCCGTCACTTTTTTTCGCTGAGAAAGCAATCTTTTTAATTGTCGAGTTTTGCCCTGGTATCGCTATGTCGGACTGTCGCCTCCGGGGAAGTGAGTCCAACGAAGCAATCCTTTTGTTGTGCTCGTCTCTCTCGTCCAGCAGTTCTTTCTGTCTTTTCCATTCCGGATCTAGCTGAATCATCTGCCAGATGTTGTTATAAACGATGTCGGCCTGTTCTAATTTCGGGGCCAGGCAGTATATTTTTGTGCCAAAACCGCCGTTTTGAAAAACATAATTTCCGTTTGAGCTTGCAACTAAACTCTTCCCGTTTTTTCTGCCTACCAGTAAGATGACCTCTCGGAATTGTCTTCTTCCGTTCACATCAACGATCCCATAGATCACCGATGTCATTGCCCTCTCCCAAAGCTCCAGTTTTAAATTTCCCGGTGCCATTTCGCCCTCGGTGTGAAAGCAATGCTCTTCCATCCAGCTCACCGCCTGGTTGGCCTTCTTCGGATCATAGAAAAACCGCTTTTCTTCCAGGCCGTGGATGATGTATTCGTAGACAAGCTGAATCCACTTGCCTACAATTTCCGATCCATCTTTAATTCGCTGGTAATAGGCAAGAATGTCGTTATTTTTCGACAGTTTAGATCTTCTCGCCATATCTCTCCGTATCTCTCGCGAAATGAAAAAGAAAAGTCTTGGCACCGGTCTCCGGGGCATTTCTTAAAAAAGTCTTAATAGGGGGCTATCCTCCCTAGCTCATCAACCGTATACCGCTTCTTTTCTCTCCTATGTTCTCGCTCATGATGCTCCCGGCACAACAGTTCCAGATTGTCCCAGTTCAATAACACATTAGGATCTTGGATGTTCTCCGGAGACACATAAGTCTTGTGGTGGACTATCTCCCCTGTGCGTATGATTCCTTCCTTCAGGCATCTTTCACACAGCCCTCCTACACTCTTGGCATACTCTGCCCGGCATCTCTGCCACTGTTTAGACTTGTAAAATTGTTTTGCGTATTCCTTCATTTTTGCATTAAAAAAGGCCCATGTTGCCATGAGCCTTGATTCGGAGAGACAGAGAGATGATCGGTTTCTCACCTATCCACACTATCATTATCCACATTTCAATAGTGACATTCAATGACATCTTTTTATGATCTCACTAGTTTACTGATCGCTCTTCTTTGTATCCGGATTATTTGCCTCTCCGAATACCTGGTCTCTTCCGCCGTCTGTTTTACTGTTAAACCTTTGATATACCTTAGCTTTATCACCGTCCTTTCGACCAGCGGCAGCTCGTCCACCTTATTCAGGATCTCTTCGTGTTTCTCCATCACCTCCATTAATTTCGATGCATATCTGTCCCGGAGCTCAACCAATTTCACGATTAAGTCTGCCATGTCCACAGGCTTTCCGCCCTTTGGCATGTCGTCAATCCTTGGATGCTTTGCCGAGTATATCCTGACTTCCAGCATCTGGATCTCCTCCTCCATGTCCTTTACTTCGGACTTCATAAGAGTGTAATCCTTCAGGTCTTTTATCGTCATGGTCGGCGGCTCCTTTTATAAGATATAGTAACCATTTCTCCTTAATGGTCTTGTCCATCTCCAGGGCTTTGATTCTTTCACGATCCTTCTTTAGTTCCGAATAGATGTATCCCACACACAAAACAAGATACAACAGAACGATCCCTATGATCACGTACTGCATAGCTGTCTCACCTCAATTTCGATATAGTCTTCTTTGTCATACTCTTTGGATGATCCTTTTACTGCTATCTGGGAATCGTCTTCCCAGAAGCCAGCTTGCGTCATGCAATCCAACAGAAGCTTTTCCATGTTGTCCAGATCCGGCCTTGTAGGCTTATAGCCACTCTGTTTGGCCTTAGTCTTTATATGGAATTTGATCCTTATTCCCACCGGGCCGAGGATAGGAGCCCTCGGAGCAAACCTCCGGAGGTTGTGCATGTATTCTTCCCTGGTATCCTTAAGCTTCGCCTTTTCGTAATGCATCGGGAATTGCTTCCCTCCCTTCTCTACGATCCGGATGCCTTTCTGCTGCGCCGTACCTTGTGGCTTCATCCACAGTACAAATTTTAATCTTTCCATTTTCTCCTCCAGAATAATAAGAACCCTATGCCGATCCCGATCCCAATCCATATCAGTTCATCCACGCATCAGATCCTCGACTTTCTTCTGGAGCTTATCCAGGGTATCTAACACCAAAAGTTTTTCAGAGTAAGGAATCGGAGGATTCTTTTGGTTTGCCTCTTCCTTCATTCGGTTGATGATGCCGAGAACATTTAAAAGCGTTGCTTTATCCATCCTTACCTCCGTTTCAGTTCTTCATAGAGTTCATTTGTAATGACCGTCAAGCACCTCTTCTTGCAGTACTCTACAACATCCTCATAGGCAACCTCTGCTTTAGGAACTTCTGCAATTCTTTCTAATGCCGCTTTGACTATCTTGTTATGCTCTGTCTCTCCATGACCAATAAACAGGTCAGCAACTCGAAGCCAAACTGCATCCCGGTTAACATTTTCTCTCCATATCTCAGCACCTCTTTCGACTTTCGGAAGAACTTCTCCTTCTTCTTTCAGCTTCGGCATTTCGAGGTACTTGGCATAAAGTCCATCAATGTAACCCATCAGAAAGTTAGTAAGATCTACGACATCTTTTTTCTCCTGGTTGTATTCGTTCAGCTCCCTGACGGTATTTCTCAGTTCAGTCCATGCCGTCAAGAAAGATTCTTCAGGTATCATTCTTTTCCTCCTCTTTCTTCTCCAGGATCTTTTCAATATGCCGGCACATGCTCATGGTAGATAGGATGTCCTCTTCCATTCTTTCCTTCCACCCTTTATGGTTTTGGATGGAATAGTAAATTACTGATCCTATCAAATACAAAACGTATCCAAACCATGCAATAACAGCCAGAGCACCCATGTACATTAGTACTTCTTTAAGCTCAGCCATACTCAGTCACCGTCCCCATCTTTCTCTATAGTGAAAAATTCATACTCATCTTCTTTAATACATCTAATAACCGAATCAACTATCTCATATAACAAATTTCTTAATTTATCACTTACCCGATTAATCGCATATACTTCCTTCCCTTCGCTGAGTAATGCGAATACGTCTTCCTTCTTTACGTTTTTAATCATGTTTATTCTCCTCCTTATAAGGTTCTGGCAAAGGCATCCAGGCAACAATACCGTCCATCTCGCCGTTTTCTTCAAAGCAACAACCATAATCGGGGTCATCCTCAAACTTGTCTATTGCTATTCGATTATAACGACTGCAAGTCAGTACATCCTGTCCGTCATCTGGTAGGTGCTCGTAGATAACGGCCTCTTCATACTCAATATCATATCCGAGTTTTTCAGACCATTCCAAACGTTCTTCCTCATCCATCGGTCGTGTCGTTATGGGAGTCCACTGATTAGTTTTGATGGTCGGTTGTTCGTCAATGTCACGGCAGAACTCTTTTGTAACCATTTCAGCAAATTCGCCATTATCTTTGAAGAGTTTCCTCATCTCCTCAAGCCCGTCCGTTATGTACTGCTTAAACGCATCCGCATCAATCAGCCTCATCTTCTTCTCTCCTTTCTGCCCAATAGCAAAATCCTTCGCCCGTGACAAAATTGGCTTTATGAAAATTGCAACCCCCTAAGCCGCCCCCGTTTACGCCTTTCACTTGCGGTTTCCAGTGTTTACAATCCTTACACCTAATGATTTCTGGCTGTGCGGATGGCAACCAATCAATTTCCGCAACTGGTACTACATATTCATGCCGTTCATGTGAGTATACTTTCTTTTGCTTAATTTCCTGTCTGCTGATTATGTCATTAATCTGTTTATTGACCAGATCATTTAACTCTTTGTTGACTATGTCGTTAATCTGTTTATTGATTATGTCGTTTACTTGCTCACTTGTTAAGTCATTCATAACGCCGCAAACTCCTTTTTTGTCTGTTCTAGTTTCTGTTGATATGCTTTTATCACCTCGTTCACTATTTCCCCAATTATTTCTGGTGGTACAAATACGTCCACGCTATATACACGGTCACTTAACGTAACATTGGGAGCCTCTTCAAGCATTTTTAACATCGAGATATTTTTCTCGCATCTGTTTATCACTTCTTGTAAAAATCCAGCTTTTTGGAGTGTTTCATTAGTCATCTTCATCCCTCCTGTTCAACGCTCCTCTTGTACTTTTCTTCTGCGATCTTGTCGTATGCGATCTTCTTAGCTTCTTCTTCTGAATGAGCGAAAACTCTTACACTCCATGCCCCGTAACTGGAACAAGAAGGAGTATTCATCATGTTATCTGAACCAACATCAAATTCATCAATCTCTGATGAAATAATATTAGTCATGCCGTTGTAAACACGGACAATCCACTTTTTTCTTCCATCGACTCTGACGATCTTATCTCCGAGTTTTTCGTATTCATTTGCGACATCTGTGTCGTATTCTTCAATCATCGCATCTTCCCAATCTGAACTAAATAACTTCAATCTCCTTTCTGCCTCTTCTTTGTCTAAACATACAGAACAGATGTGATAATCGGAATACTCACCTTTAGTGATCACGTAGACCTTCATTTTTGTCTCCCCTTCTTTTATTTTTTTTTCTTTTCATCTGGGTATACATGCATATCAATGTGTATTCTGGGAGGCGAATCGGCAGTATATTCAAGATTAACTCCCGTTACACCAACTCGAAATGTGACTGTTTCATCCCAAATCTGCAACCTTACGTAGTTAATGCGGTTGATATCTAGACTTGCGAAATCATAAAACACAGACCCGCAGTACTCACATTCGTATCCGGTCATCTGAGCGCCACAATTTGGACAGTTATGTTTCTCCATTTGTCCTCCTGTTCCACTTCTCAATAGCCTCTTTCGGCGTTTTCGAATAGTAGGCTTGTTCTACGCCACATTTAGTGCAGTAAACATAGTAAAAGCTCTGATCACTCTCTACATCATGTTCTGAAATAAGGGAAGCATGTCCACCACAGAACGGGCAGTGATCAGTTTCAGCCATCTTTTTCATTTTCTTTCTCCTCTAAAGCAAAAATAATAGCTCGGAGGCCTCCAGTTGTCCTGAGGATTAGGGCGGTTATAAGGACATGGATACTGATCTTGAGGAAACTCAACATCTACTCCGGCTATAGCTTCACCATCGATAGGCCTATGAATGCAATCCTTGCAATGGACTATGCTCTCGAGATCTTCGTCATGTTTTTGTAGCCATCCGGTTTCCCGAAGCTTATCAATGGCCTGTTCTTCGGTAATGTCTTCTTTTTGCCTTTTATTCCATGCTTCGATAGCCACCTGTTCCATGCGATATTTTGCTGATGATCCTGAATCGTAATAATTTTTTTCAGTTTGCAATCCGCAAGACAGGCACTGCACCCACACGGAATCGATTAAAACGTCACGCAACGAAGCTGCGAATGAATGTTTGATTTCGGCCATTCCTTGACAAATCGGACATTTATCGAGCCTAGGCATCAGTTTTGCATCCATTTCGTTTTTTCCTGTTCCCGGCATCTCTGCCGCACCTTTAAAGATCTTCATTCTTCTAACCTCATCTGATTTTTGTCCTGTGCTTCAAACTGGAAGCAGCTGGATTGATATCTGTGAATCTTTCCGCCAGGCTTCCCGGCTCCAACATATCCTCTGGGGAAGATCTTATTACACCATCCATCCGGAGGATCATATGGTCTTTCCTGTCGCTCTTTTTCTGTGCATTCCCTGGGAGAGAAATAGATACAGTCAATGCATTTATATGAGCCCCGGTCCATTATTCACCTCCGTATTTCGCATATAAGCTAGCCATAGACTTTTCTGCCAGTACATCATAGTCAACATCCGATTCCGTAGAGAAGTGCTTATTCCCTACGGCTCCTCTTTGCTCCCATGTCCTTACTGCCGCCTTCCAGTCCTTCATCTTTGACTTCCCTACCATCCAACCTTTGGATTCGTAGAAGTCAACGAATCGCTCCGGATTAATCCCATTGTTCCTGGACTGACAGTAGGCTTTTACCTCTTCGAGGGTCGGTGGAGTGAAGCGTGTACGCTTCTTATCTATCTCTAACCTATCCTTATCTATACTATCCTTACCTATACTAACCTGTGTCTCCACTTTGGATACATCTTGTATACAAGGTGTATCCATTGTATCCAGAGTGTAAGCATTGTTCTCTTTGATGGATAGCAGAGCCTTTTCTTCTGTGTAGGAAGTTTCCTTGTATCTGTCCTTCTGGATGTAGTTGTGAATCCTCCAATGCTTGATGACGACAACGCCAGATTCAAACACGATCAGAAAACGCTTCCCGACCAAAACCTTCAAATCATCATCAGATGCACCAATCATCCTCTGGATCTTCTTCGGATTATTCACGAACCCATCGTCATCAGCCCTCATTGATAGGTGGAAATACAAAGCCTGAGTAGATAAAGGCATATCCAAGAAAGCATCTGAATCAATGATTGTCTTGGCAAACATTCGCCTCTCTGCCATACTTCCCTCCTAATCTGTAACGTGTGTAATACGTCTTCTCTCCGTACCTGTTCTTTGCTATCTCGCTCTCTC